TAATTATTGTTTATGAGAAAATTTTTAATTTGTAAAATTACCTAGATCAAATTCGTTTTTTGTTTCTATTGCATAATCTAATGATAATAAGTTTCTATCTGGAACACTTAACATATCATACCAATTATCACCCTTTGAACCATTTTCTTTATGATATTTTTGCAATGCAGCATCTACATAATAACGCCACAATTTTGCAGCTTTATTAACATCATAAGTTCCTTTTTTATATTTCTTACCTAAATTTATTAAAATAGGTCTTTTTCTTTGTTGATATAACATATAATCATTATCAGCAAATAGTTGTACTTCTCTTGCTGCATCTTTATCTTTATATGTTGGTATATTTCCAATTTTTATACCTAATAACTTACCACGATCAATTCTATTTTCTCTATTTTCGTAATATGTTTTTCCAGTCTTACTTACTCGTTTACCTGGCTTTTTAGCCTGGTAACGTTTGTCATAATCTATTCTAGTTAATTTTTTCTTAGCAACCTTTTTAGCTGCTTTCTTTTTAACAACTTTTTTAGCGGCTTTCTTTTTAGGTGCCAACTTCTTCTTTACTGCACCTACTTTCTTTTTTCCGTATATATGTGCAAACGCTTCTTTAAGAGAAACGCCAGTTTTTTGTCTATACGCAATAGCTTTTTTAAATTTTGCTTTCGCAGTTTTTTGGGCTTGTGTCATTTGTTATATTTTAAATGTCTAATACGGCACCTCTTGGAATGCTTCTATAAACGATATCGGGTATTATTTTAGTATTAGCCCAGCTACCAGGTAAATAACGATCTACATAAGCAGCCGTTAATGGTCTTAGCTGACCTTGATATAATTGAGCAGTTTCTACACCATTTGCCACTACGTCTAGTTCAAATAAACCAGCTGGGTAAATATCTGCCGTAACATTTGTTTGACTTGGTATATTTGGCATTAATGTTTGTACTGGTATTGTATTTGCTTTTTTACGCATAAAATAATAATACAATAAACCTAAACCCCCTACGATAAAAATTAAATTTCCTTTTTTCATTATTGTTTCTTTAAAATTAAATATAAACCCAATCCAATGCCACCATATAAAATTAATTTGCTTGGACTTTGTGTTAAATTAGAAAATATGTTACTTACATTACTAGATGCTTGTTGTAATAAAGATGCGTTATAATTTAATTCCGAAGTTGTAAACATTGCCCTTTTTGAATTATACCAAAAATTATTTCCGTCAGCTTGTGTTCGTATTGCAGTTACTAAATAATCGTTATAAAATTGCATATCTTCTATTGGTAATGCCTTATAATCTTCAGGATAAGTATTCTTATACCACAAAAAAAGTTTTTCGGCAGCTACGTCCCTGGCAGCTGGACTTATTCTACCAGCTATTGCTAATACTAAAGCTAATCTTTTTCTTGGATCGCTATTTTTCATTTCCGTTTTAATACCATCTATTAACTTATTTGCATCTCTAGCTGGGTGCTTAAAAGCATTACCAATCCAAGGAATTAAAACAGGCAATATTGCTATTACTGCATCAATTACAATGCTTAGGGGTGCAATAGCACCACCAGTTGCCGCCGTAACTTCTGCAAAACCAACCTTTTTATTAATTGATTTATAACCTATATAATTAGTATAGTATGCCATTATTTTTTTCTAAGGATAAAATATAAACCTAAACCAGCTGCACCTACTAATAATAATGTGCTAGTGCTAATGCCAGTACTTGTAGTTTGTGTAGGATATTGATACCCACCACCACCACCACCAGTAGGCTGGTTTTGTGATAATACTTTACCAGTTGTGTCTATAAGTTTTCCAAAAATGTTAGTCCAATCAAGTCCACCACTTTTTTTAGGTTCTGCGGTAATAACTTCTCCGTCAAACATTCCACTAATATTTGGAACGCCACTAATACTAGCGAATTGAATCGCTTTTGTTACTTTATCTATTGCCATAATGTATTGATTTTCTTCTTGACTTCCTGGCGTAATTACGCCACTATTTAAATATTTGTTTTTTAAACTAACTAATTTATCTCGGTAATTTTGCATATCTTGTAAAGATGCCATTCCTTGATTTGATGTTCCAGACATTGCTATTAGTGCCATTTTTATTTTTTTATCTTTTATAAATACTGGTTCCTTTCTTTGATTAAATTTATTTAATACTGGATCTACCCATATCTCATTTTTAGTACCAGGATATAATACAGCAAAAACGTGTTGGGGCTCTCTTGTATCATATCTATAACTAGCAAATCTATACGCTAGTGGTACTTTAAATATTCCTTTCCTATTAAGTGAGCTCATTATTCCGTTTATGAAGCTGCTATATGATTTACAATCGGCGCCCTCTTTTATACTTATAATAGCACTAGGACTCCTTAAAGTTTGTTTTTCAATAGGTTCAACATAATAAGGAACATTATCTTTTAAAAATTTAAAAACATTTTTTGCCGTTTCTACCTCGTTGTCATCAATAAACAAATCACTAATTTTATCATATTGACTTTGATAGTTATCGTGATTATCTAAAATTCCTTGTATAATATCGCTAGTATTTTGATCCTCAATTAATACTTTTTTAAAATTATTAAATGGTGCTAATTTTTGTAGCACTAAATTTTTACTAATCATATATTATACTCAAATTCTAAAGGCAATGTTATATAATCTACTAATATAGATCCTTTAAATTTTAATTTTAAATCTCCAAAACTAAATCCTTTTATTATAGATGCTACACCAGTATATGATAACGTGATAGGTATTCTTAATGTTGAGCTACCAGTTTCTAATGTAGTAGGCGTTATTCCTATTACATTACCTACATAAGTTTTGTTTAAATATAAATCTCCTTTAATATTTTGAATTGTTGCCGTAACATCAGTAGGGTTATTTATTTGTACTACTATATTAATAGTAGGGTACAATAAACTCATACTACTAAAATCTATTGACTTAAAAAAAACTGAAATAGTTTTTGCTAATACATACTTTTTATAAACTAGATAACCAATAATTGTAGCTGGAAGTAACCACCAATTTTTTTTGTTCATAAAAGACTTATTGCCATAAAATTAAGACAATATATTAAAATAACAAAATTATATTGCCTTTGTTTAAAAATGGTCAAAAAAGGCTTAAAAATGCCATTAAATGTTAAATTTTTACACTTGTGGAAAAAAAAATCGGGTAAATGTCTTTTTCTTGTTTTATTTTTATTAGATTTGCTTTTGCCGAGCATAAGCTCGCAACAAGAAATCTAATAAAACAGAAATACCCCTAAAACATCATTATTTTAACACTTTTCACCTTTAAAATAAGATATTATATTAAAAGATTTGGTAGTTTGATTTAATTTATCTTATTTTATATCGTTAACTATTTACTGACTATAAAATTTAAACAAATGATTCATTACTACTCATTGAGTAATACCAACGCCGTATTGCTTGAAATTCAAAAAATTGTACGAAAAAAAGAAAAGCTGGTTGAGATTTACAAATTAACCCAGTTTCGCGACGTATCTATTTTATTTACTGCTACGGATAAAGCAGAAGTACAAATGATCCATATTACTAATGATATGCTGCCGTTTCATCTACCCAATGAAATAGTAAATATTTTAGAAGATAGTATAGATCAATACGACAAAGATATATCCTCACTTAACCAACATCTTAAAAATTTATAAAATGAAAAAAATTTATTATTTAGGTTATATTATTTTTGAAACCTTATATGACCACTTAACTCCAAAAGTATATATTGTTCAAATGGATATGTCCGAGCATAGCACTTTAACCAGTGCAAAATGTCATATAGACTTTTTAACACAATAGATTATGAACTACTTTTTATTATTCGCAAAAACTCAAAATTTAAAAAAATGCAAAACGAAACTGAAAAAAAACAAAGTATTGGTGCCTGGGACAAAACCACAAAAAATAGTAAAGCCTATATTAGCTTCACTATTGATAACAAACTTTATACAATGTGGAAAAATGAATATAAAGTAAAGCCAATACAACCCGATTACAAAATTTACGAAGCAGAACCTTTAAAACCTATTACAAATGAATAATCTAACGCAACCAGCATACCCAGTTGTTCCACTCCAGGACAATTTTAAACGCTTAGTGGTACCCATTCCTGGACTAAGTAAGTTTGAGCATTTTGCTCTTGAGATTTATAAAGCTAGATTAACAAATAATTTAGAAGATAGCAATGCCGAACTTATGAATTATAGCATAATTGATGCTATTGATTTATTAAACAAAATTGAAGAAAAATCTAAAACTTTAACAAATGATAAAGATAGCGAAATGGTTATTTACAACCATTAACGGACAAGCAGTAGTAATACTGATATTTGTATTCTTAGTTTGTGCTTTACTTGAAAATTTATAAATGTGGAAAATACTGACTATAAGATAAACATTGATGAATTACTAGAAAAACGTAAATACAACCCCAATTATATACCTAGCAAGGAAAACATTATTTTTACCATACAAGGTAAACATATTGGATCACTCCAAAACTTTTGTATATTTTCGGGGTTGCCGTAACAAAAGCTGGTAAATCAACCTTTATTTGTGCTATGATTAGTAGCGTATTTAATAGCTATGACATTTTCACTATGAAATTACATACCCCCCAAAATAGGGCTAAAGTATGTTTAATTGACACCGAAAGTAGTGATTATGACTTTTATAGGACTATTAACAAAATTAAAGGTTTTGCCGAAATCAATGATTTGCCACCTAATTTTGATGCTTTCCAGGTTCGCGAAGATTCTAGCAATGCCATTAAGCAAATGATTGAACGCTATTTAGAATTAAATCTAGACTGCTCTATATTAATTGTTGACGGATTACTTGATTTGCTAGTAAATTATAATGACGAAAAAGAAAGTAGTTTATTAACTAGCTGGCTAAAAAAGATAACTAAGCATTATAACATATTGCTAATATCAGTTTTACACCAGTCTAAAAGTAATTTAGCCACTACTGGACACATAGGTAGTGCTTCGGATCGTTTTGCTCAATCCACCCTGGATATTACAAAAGACAAAGATAAAAATACCTATGTGTTATCCAGCCGTTTTATGCGTAGCGATTCGGACTTTGAACCTATTACATTAATGAATTTTAACGGAATATTTCAGCAGACCGAAACGGACAAAGCAAAAAGCCCTGGTAAAAAAGCTACGGATCTTGATGAAATTGAAAGTAAACGTTTATTGCATCAAATAGTTACTATGCCAATGCTTTATAATGACATATCCAGCGAAATTATTGAAAGGACTGCCACCAGTAAAGCATTCGCTAAAAACTTGATTAAATTATGGATTAGCAAAAACTATATTGTAAAAGATAATAAAAACAATTATAAAATATTATGACAATTTTAAAAAGACTTTATTTAATTTTTGTGTTAATACCACTAGCAATTTTATTTACATCATATATAATGTTAGTAGCTTTTATAGAGCATATAATTAATAATTCTAAAATAAAACGATACTAATGGTTAGTTTGTAGTCATAAAAAAACCAGGTAATGCTTTTTAGGGCGTTACCTGGCTGACTATAAAATAGACAAATGATTGCCTACTCTAACACTTTTCAACACAAATATAACACTATGACAAATAGAACAAAAATTTATTTTATCATATTACAACGCAAGGTTGTAAGTTTAAAGGATCTCCAGGAAATAACAAAATGGCAAAGGTTTACTATATTACGAGCAGTCGCCCCACTTGTAATTAAACGCAAAATTAGAGCAGTTGTCCAGGACAACGTTAGATACTTTGCTATAAACGATAAACCCCTTAAAAATGGCTAAAAACCTATATAGTGCTATTGTTTTTTGGAAGGATAATGTTCAGCCAATCCGTAAATACCGAAATATCTCAAATATTAACAATTTTATCAATTTTGCTAGATCCCTAGATGCCGAATATTTTAACTTGTACGAAAAGACTACTAGATTATATGTAGAACGTATATACATAAAAAAAGGGACGTAGAAACGTCCCTTTTACCTTTATACTATGCAAAAACCCCCCTATGATAAAAATAGTTGTTTTTCAGCGTTCCTACGCTTCTTTAAGCCGTTACTGACCTTTCCACCAGCATATACCCACCTATCAAATTGCAAAGCAACCTTGTCTTTGCTAAGCCCTTCATTAAGCAATCTAAGTAAAGTGCTATTAGAAAAAGCATCTTCACCCACATTATAAGTAAAACTAGCCATAGCAAGTAACTGATTATCCGTTACTGGTACCCTTACTTTACTCATAACAAAATCATATTTGTCCTGGGCTTCTAATAATAGCCACCTTTTAGCCGTTTCTTTATCAATCACATCAGTTTTTAATACTGACCTTTTTTGATCCCAATTATAACCACTTCCGTAACCAACTGAATATTGCATATAGTCCCATATAGGAATTGCAATAAATCCTTCTAAACTAGATAATACATTAAATAGTTTATCACTAACTAAAGCAAAAGGCGTATTATTTAAAGCCGTAGCTATTCGTTTTCGTAACATATATATTACTATTGTGGTTATAACTAAAGTAGCTAATACTTTTTTATTACTAGCCATATAGTTAATTAATTATCTTTTTTAGAATCTGCTGCCACTCCACCTAATAAAAATGTACTAATACCAGCTATTGCTTGAGCAATAACTTGAACTTTACCAGTACCAGCCGTTGCAAAATAGCCACTTATAGCAGCTAATAAACCAAATATGGTCGTTTTTTTATTTTTCATTTTTTCTTTTGTTTAAATTGTAAAAATATAAAATGGTATAAATGGAACTAATGCCAGAGAGTAAGCCCAAAAATAAAGACATATATGCGTTTATTTGGTTAATACTTAATAGATAAGTACCTACGCTAGCAATGGATCCACTTATACCATTTTTTTCAGTCATCTTAATTAAATTACTGATTCGTTTGAATCATTGTTTTTAATTGCCTTAACGATTGTATTAAACGCTTCTGCGACTTGTACGGCCGTATCAATGTTTAGTAACACACCTTTTTTAATTGATTCATCAATTAAGGCTTTAATTAGTTCCAGGGCTTTTTGGGTTTCCATATTATATTGATTTGATTAAACTAAGGTTAAATTTAATTGTGTTGCACCCCATTGGTACGCATACGAATTTGAATCACTATTTGTAGTGTATGCAATATAGTCGGCACCACTTATTGTTAAAACTCCGTCAGCTACTTGAAAATTAGGATCTACATATAAAGCATAATAAAAAGTAGCACTATCTTCTAAATTGTCATTTGTGCTAATCATATTAAATATAGTTGCTGCTATCATTTGTCCATTGTACCATATAGATACTGGTTGTATTTGTTTCATTTTAATTAATATTATTTCTTACTAATTTTTCGTTTAATTCTTGAATTGCTTTGATTAATGGCACTACTATATTAGAATATCTTACATTTTCTACTTGTCCAGTTCTATCTTCATTTTCATATTCTGCTAAATATGGACAAATATTTGCCACTTCTTCTGCAATTAAACCTAACATTACTAAATCAGGATTTTTATAATAATCAGGTTTATAAGTAAATGTTTTAGGTTTTAATGCCAAAATTGTATTTAAACCACTATCGTTCCAATCTTGTATATTATCTTTAAATCTTATAGAAGATGCAGTTGAACGATACATTCTACCACTATCAGTAGTATCTAAAAAAGTATTTGATAAATTTGCAGTTGTTGAATTTATTGGAGAATTAGAACCTGCACCCGTATAAAATGCACCATCATTTCGTACACCTAATAAAACATCAGAACCAACACTATAACATCTAAGCGCAAAACTACTAGAAGTTGTTGTTTCACCATATACTACTAATCTTGAAGTTTTATTAGTAGTAGCACTTCCTATATATACATCACCAAGATTTGTTATACGCATTCTTTCATTAGAATTTAATGCAATAGCTAAATCATTACCAGCTACTCTATATATTGCTGGATCGGTTGAACCGGCAGTAGCAGTTCCACCAAAATTTAATGCACCATTATTTAAATCTATTCTGCTAGTAAATGTAGATACTCCACTTACTCCAAAAGTTCCGCTTATATCTAAATCATAACTTGGAGTTCCAGTTTTTATGCCCACCCTATTATTTGTACCAGTTATGTATATACCTGGACTGGCATTAACTCCACTTGTAGTGGCAGTATAAAAAGCTAAATCAGTACCATAATTTGCACCATAACCCTTTGCAGTTAATTGAATTAAAGTACCACTACCCATTGTTATAAGTAATTGTCTTGGAAATGCATTTGTACTATCCGATCTAATACTTGTATTGTTACTTGCCACATCTAAGCCAGTAATACCAGTATTTGCTGGATTGATATATAATTGTCCTGTTAAAGTTCCACCAGTTAAAGGAAGATAAGAACTTAATGCACTTGTTAAAGCTAAAGTACCAGTTGCACTAGGCAAGGTATAAAAATAGGTACCATTACTTAATGTAGAACCTAATCTAAGAATACCAGTAAATCTACCAGTACCAGTTACATCAAAATCGTATGTTGGACTTGAATTATTTATACCCACTTGCATACCAGACGTCCAAGTAATATTTGGTGTACCTAATGTTCCTATATTACTTACATTTCCTAATGAAAATTTATTACCACCCGCTTCGGTTTGTATTGTGCCATAAACATCTCCAGAGCTTTTAGGTAAATATATTTGATTTGTACCTAAAGCATTATTAATGTATAAATACGATTGTGTTTCAATATTACCAACAGACGTTAAACTTCCTTGTAATACTACATTATTTGTAGCACTAGCAATAGTTAAAGCATAACTACTTGTAGCAGCATTATAAATTTCAAAAGTATTAACACCAGCATTATATAAATTACCTATTCTCCATTTACTAGCACCAGCATTTTGAAATACTAAATAACTATTATTTGCACCAGTACCATTTAATTGTAATTGTGTACCAGTTCCGTGAATGTCCAAAGGTGCACCTGGCGTGATAGTATTAATTCCTAACCTACTATTAGTATTATCCCAAAATAAATTATTGTTGCCAGTAATTGTTTGTGTACCATTAAAAAATGATACTTGCCCAGTTGTACCACTACCAGTTAAAGTACCAGTACCAGGGCCACCAATTAAATCCCACCCCGTACCAGTATCCCGATAAAATGCGTATGTGTCTATTGAAATAAACATACGCCCTTTATAACCAGCCGTAGGGATATTGGCAAAAGTATCACTAAACCAAGCTGGGCTACCTTTTTGATTTAGCACGTCATAATCTACACTAATTGTACTCACTATAAATAGTTTTTCTTTATTGTAACTAGGTTATTAGTTCCAGCACCAGTAAAAGTTGCTAAAAATTGTTTGTGCATAATTTCTCCAGCATTGCCGTCTATTGCTAAACTTTGGTTTTGCAATAATACAACGCTTTCAATAGTTACTTGATTAGATCCATAATTAATAAAAGTAATACTATTACAATTAGTTGTTATAAATCCGTTTACATCATACGTAATGAAGTTTACATCATATTCAATATATCCAGCCTTAATATTAAAATTGTTCATATTAATTATTTTTAAAGGTTAAAAGTGTTAGCAAGTAGAAGGTACTTTATTAGAATATCCATTTAATCTAGCACTACCATAAAATGTTTGATATGTTGAAGGCGTGTCAACAAGTTCAGCAGTATTAATTTGATCTACTAAATACGGATTGGGTGATTTTGCAGTTAATACATTGTGATTTTCAGTATCTGCAATATTTGGTATTACATTTGAATTTGGTATAACTGGTGCATTTGATTTTTTTGCATATAATCGGTATAATAAATAAGCTATTCCAATACCCACTAATATCATTGTACTTTTGTTTTTCATAATTCTTTATTTAAAATCTAAATTTTATATTTTTTCGTGCGTAATTGTCGTTAATCTTAGCAATATCACTTTTACTTAAATTACCAATAATAAATTGTGGCAAATTTTGTAAACCACCAACAGGAATAGCAAAAAAAGTTTCTTGCCTCATTCCAAATGCTTGTATTAATAAAGCAATATCTGCTTCATTTTGTACCCTTGCTACTTGGTAACCAGCGTCGCTTTTATTATCACTTGCACCACTAAATTTTAAATCGTTATATATTTGATCGGCAATAATTTGCCATTCTCCTTTTGATTTAGTTGGCGTTTGCGTTTTCAAAGAAGTATTAATATAACTATCAATATTTTCCTTTTGACTTGCATCTTGCTGCAATTCTAAAGTACTTTTTAATATACCTAATTTAATAAGTAAAGGTCGCAATATTAAAAAATATGCACCCCCACCGATTGCAGCGTATAATAAAATCTTTTGTGTTTGCTTATCTATTGCCATTATAACATAATTAATAAACTTTGTAATTTAGTGTTAGTCATAGCATCTAATTTTCTTAAATGTTCTAAACTAACTCCTTTTTTAATTAAGCTATCCAATATTAGTATTGCTTCATCATTAACTTGCCCTATTCCAGCTACGCCTTGCATTTGTTTACCATTATTTAGAAAACCACCCACTACGCCTAATAAACCACTAATTAATGCCTCTTGTACTTGTGGATTTGCAGCCATATTACTAAGCATTGTGTTTAATGGGCTTTGTGGCGTTTCTTCATATTCTTCCTGGTCGTTTTCTGCTATTTTACTTTCCAATAGATTTAGCTTTTCCATTATCTTTTCCATTTCGTAGCGATTGCTTCCACCCCCACCAGTATATGCACCTACTCCGTAGATTGGTGCCTCTAATTCTGCTGGTCTAAATTTTAACATTGCGTGGCTTGGCGTATTCATAGTAATATATCCAGTCTTGTCTTTTTTAGGGTGCAAGATTAAAGCATATAAAGTATTAACTCCGTTTTGTTCAAACGCAGATATATTTTCTTCTAAAATTCGCCTTGCATTATCAACGCTATCTTCATTACAAGAAAAAAGTAATTCTTTTTTTGTAGGGCTAATAATTTCACAAACCGAGTAATACGGACTGGTTGCATTTCTGTCAAACCAGTCCATAACTCCGTTAGTTCCAGTAGTCATTGCTTTTTGAACTGCCATAATAAAACTATATTATAAATAATAATAAATTCCGAAACTATATGTTACACCAGTCGTTGCTAATGCCGCTGCCGTTGTAACACTACTTTTAGTCCAGCTAATATCTATATCGTTCATTTCAGGTAATTCCCAAACGCTTGGACTTGTTAAATCTTGTATATTGTTAAATGCTAACAATGGCAATCTATATATAATTTGTAAGTCGCCTTGATACAATGTTAAAAACGATTGCTTTAAATCTGCTAGTGTAACTGGCGTTGCACCGCTTAAAGGCGTTTTTGTAATTGCAGTAGGCGTATATACTTGAATACCTTGTATTTTAGCATTTCTAAGTTGTGGTTGATCTACGAACGAGAAGAAAGTTAATGTACTTCCACTAGGCACGTTAATCTCGACAGCTTGGTATCTTTTAATACGCATATCTTTATTTTTAATAATTTAAAAAATAGTGGTAGTTACTGACCACTGGCAGTAGCGTTTAGCTTCGCCAAAGCATATTTTTATTTAACAGTTGTTACGTTTTGTAACAAGATACCTCTTTGAATAACGCAGATAAAACTATTAGCTAAAATTGTTGCTGGTGCACCATTTGCCGTTAATTGGAAATTGATGTTAGCAGCACCATTAAATACGATTCCTGGTTCTACTGGGTAGAACGCATCATCACTAGCATTGTTTTGATCTACTGGGAAAACAGTTTGAGCAGTAATACCTACACCACCTTGTGTTTGAGGCACAAAATAATGACGATAAACGTCCCAAGCTGGTAACACTTGTTGGTTGTTAATAGTTAAATTCAACGAACCATTGTAAATTGACAATAAATCATCATCAGTTGCCGCAGTAAAAATTGCTCCATTTGGATAAGTATATAAAGCTGCTTTAGTGCTTGTACCAGCACCTACTCCAATTAATACTGCAATTTCACTCGTTACAAAAATATCTTGTAAATTCAAGCGACGTTCATTAATTCTGCTTGCCCCGTTCTGGGTATCATTAACCAATACTGGTAAATGATAGTTTGCGATAGAAGTAGATAAAGCTACTTCACTTCTTAAATAAGATTGCGTAAGAACTGCTTGATCTACGCTATATCCAAGACCTCTTACTAATGCTTTTGCATTTTCAAAGACCATTCTTTGTCCCATTTGAGTTGCCATTGTTTTTTAATTTTTATTTTTTATTAAATTTTTATTAAAGGTGAAATGTGTTAGATTAACAATTCGCCTCGTCCATACCAGCTATTGAAGGTGTCATATAGCTAGTGTCCATTAAACCAGCGTTATTATATGATCCACTAACTTGAGGTACTTGATAACCAGCATAACCACCACCGATTCCATTAAGGATTCCGAATGATTGTACTAATTTAAGACCACCAGCTGCTACCATACCAGCACCAACACCAGCACCGATATCACCTTTTAAATACTTAGGTAACATAATACCTACGACTACTGGAACTGCTGCTTTTAGCTTTTCGTTCATAGTTGAAGGTAAAAATTTAGTTACTGCCCCAGCAGCAACGGCACCAGCGATTGTATATAATGCACCAGTAATTTGACTACCCATAGCACCTACGCCAGACATTCTACGACGTCTGCCGATAGCACGTTTTTTAGTTGCTCTTTTTCTTCTTGCCATTTTGTTTGATTTTTAATTATTGTTTATGAGAAAATTTTTAATTTGTAAAATTACCTAGATCAAATTCGTTTTTTGTTTCTATTGCATAATCTAATGATAATAAGTTTCTATCTGGAACACTTAACATATCATACCAATTA